CCATTGTCCAATCATTTGTTCTGAACCGGCCGGGCTTTCGATTATCTTTACAACCGCTCCCCACCATTTATTGGATGTCCATGATTTTGTGCTGTCTGCGATTGTTGACGCATCGGAATTGGCCGTGGTTACACCGCGATCACCATTCATGTATAGCTTTGTTGCACCATTTACCTTTTCAATTACATAGAGAGCGTGTTTATATTCGAAAGGAATGGCTTTACTTACCATCCCAGTATAACGACTTGAGTCGTTGTAATATACCAATTCCACAGATGGGGCGCTAGTGCTTGAAAGTATTGACCAGTGAACGCCATCTTGTGAATACATACTGACGGCAGTGGGCCCACCTACAATTCCAGTTCTAGTTAATGCAATTGGTTCGTATCCGCTTGCGTGAGATGAATTCAATTTTTGTACAATCCAATAAGTTGTATTGGGGAGGAGAGTTATATAAAGGATATTGGGGAAAATAATCAGGTGCCGAAAACCAAAGTCACCAAAACTTGCTGGAGTACCCACAAAAACATTATTCATATCAGGAGTATTAGAGGACGAATTGGGGGTAATAAAAACAGTAATATTGGGCGTTACTACAGGGTCTATCCTACATAATGTATTTATATAAAAGCCTTGCACGCGTAAATTTCCAGTGGATGGTGTGACAATTTTTGTTGCAAGATAAGTGGTAAAACTAATAAATGGCATTGTGGTGTCATCGCCACTTGTTACAGGGAAGTCAATATCGCCAGGAATAAATGCCTTATTAATTCTCGGGGCTGGGTACAATTTTTTGTCTACGGGCGTCCACAGATGCATGCCATCATAATAGCGAGTGCGATCCTCATCAGCCGTATCTTGCCCATCGCCGCCTATAAAAGTTTCGCGTGTAAACTCTCCATAAGGCGGCTGGCTTTCCGAGAGTAGCCCGCCTCCCTCTTGCCCGCGCAGCGTGGTGCGCGGGAATGGCTCACGGCGAATGGCAGTAATGTCTGCCTGGCCACTCGTGTTGACAGCAATAAGACCTATAGTCGTGGTGCCGTCACTCAGGCTGATATGATGCGAAGGGAATTTCTCGGTTGGACCGACATTGACGTTCATTTATAGCCATCCAGATAAACGCAGAGATTTGGTAACAGTGGGCAGCGGAATTTTGCGCGCTGCCGCTTCCTGCACCTTGCATTCATTGTAGATTTGCACAATTTGTGGATCTTCTTTTCCGACATCTAAGTAGCGGGCGCGCAGGGCATAAATCGCCGCAGTCCATTTGATGCGCGCCAGCGGAATGCCGGGCGGAAGCCAGGCATCATCATTGTTTATAGCGCTCGGCTTGATGTTGTAGATGACCTTGATTTTGTATCCTGGCATGGGCAGATGATCGTAATCAAGGCGCAAAATTCCTTGGGATGAACCTGGAATTTCATTCCACCAGTGATATTCATAATAATCGTATGGCTCTTGGAGATTTTGAGCGATTTCAACACGAGCAATATTCGCTACGGAGGTAGGTAGGGTATAGTCGCGCTGATTTTCTACAGTAACCAGACTATCACTTTCTTGCGGATAGTCCCCAATATCGGCCAGCGCCTGATTGATTGCCATCACCAGTTGTGAGCGGGTGTATTCCCTGCCCATAATGGCGTAAGGAGCATTAGCCACCCAAATGCCAGACAGAGCTGGGGTAAAGGTAACCGTCCCGGTGCTTCTCACATAATCAGTCGGTGTAACGCCAAATTTGTTATAAAGGCCGAAAGTCCACAAATAGCCGCCGTTCCAGTAATCATCCGGCTCTGTCATGGTGTTGTCAATCATGGTTGTAGTAGTGCCATTGGATGTAGTCATTCCTGTGCGCACATGGGTGATGATTTTCGCCACTTCCAGCATGGCATCGGCCAAAGTAGTCATAACACCTCCCCGCGGCCTTTAGCCGCTTGCCTGTTGGGTCATCCTGCGCAAAATGTATTCGCCCGGGCGTTGTTCATCCAGATAGAAGCGATTGCCGTATTTGTCTGTCCAGACGATCTCTTTTATACTTTCAATTGTCATTATCCTCTGCCTTGGTATGGGAGAAGTCCTGGCAATCTCTACACGGCTTTGGACTGCCTCTTCTGATTGAGTTTTTGTTTCCCTGGCCTTCTTTTCTACCGAGATGTCCATACATCCCTTCCATCGAATTATGCCCCACCCCATACCATTGGGGTGGGGCTATATTGTTCATGCCCGCAGTTTTACCGAAAGCGCGGGTTTAGTATTTGCCGCCGAGACCGCCCGCGACAGGGCCAAGCGAGACAGTGAAGTTCGGCGAGGTGCCGCCGACCGTGAAAACGGCGCGGCGATAGCGCGCATCAGATTTGCCGGTGACATATGATACACCCTTGCCGGTGATCTGCTTGAAGTTGATGAAGTCGCGCCAGGTTGAACCATCGTCACTCTCCTGGATTTTCACATCCAGGGTTGGCGAGGTGCCGCTGGCCGCCGAGCAGTTCAGCTCATAGGTCACCGGCAGCCTGTCACCAGCGCCGAAGTCTTTGGTCGCACCATTCGTGTTGCCCGTGATCGCGCCATCGGATGCTTTGCGCAGCATTAGGTTGACATCGAAAGCCATTTTAACCTCCTTACGCGGCGATGATGCCCGACAGACGAGCGACCGCGCGCGGATGAACGATATAGATGCCAGGTGCCCAGTCAACAACGGTGCGGTAAGTCACGCCATCATTGAGCAGCCCAAGGTCTTTGACGTCCAGGGCGTATTCCTGGAAGCCAGCCACATAGGGTTCACCCCATTTGATCGCGTAGATCGAGGTTGCCCCGCCACCGGAGAGGGCGCTGCCATCATTAAGTTCGGCGTTTCCGATGATGCGCGTGGTCTGATCGGCCTTATAGCCGACATCCCAGATTTCCGGCCCGCCCTCGCCGTATGTCACGATCTTGCGCCCAAAACTGTCCTGGGTAGTCGCAAACAGGCCCTTCTGACGCAGTGCGGAGAGCAGGCGCAGATAGAGCGTGTCATTGCACATCAGGACATCGGCCTTGTGCATATCGCAGGCGTGGATCAGAGACTGAAGCGCGTCAAGGAAGGTGTCGAAGTTTGCGCTCAGGCCGCTGGCATCCGGAGAGATGTCCAGACCATTCAGGTTGATGTTCTGCGAAGATGGAAACTGACCGAGTTTCTGAAGGCGATACCACAAGCCTACCAGGATATCCTCATTGGCTTCTGGGTCGCCGTTGATGAAGGCGTCATTGAAGCCCAGGGCGATTGACTTGGTGATCATCTCGGTTTGATTGGCGCGGTGATTGATGATCGTGTTCTTGGCTTCGACATAGGCCTTGTCCACGTCAACCGATGCGCCCAGGAAGTGTACCCGTTCAGACATCGGCTCGGTTACGCCAATGCCTTCAGAATAGGCAGCGCCGATTTTGCGCCACCCAACCGATGGCAGGGTCTTAGTCCTGATTACTTCGATTGAAAGCGCGCCAGCATCTTCAAAGCTAAGCCGATCCATGATGAGGCTTTCTTGTCGAAAGGTGTCAATGACACCCTTCTTCAAGGGATCGGTCGCAAGCTGCGACATTTGAGCAAGTGTAATTGGCATTGTTGCCTCCCGACCCCGCAGGAGGCGGGGTCAAAGTTATCTTTTACCGTATGCCTGCTTGAACAGATCGTGCGGCGTCAGGGTGTGATCCACACCGGCTGGCCCGCCGCCGCTGCCCAGAGTTGGCAATCCGGCTCCGACTTCTTTTGCTTGGAGGCGTTCTTTCTTTTTCGCGATGGCCGCCTCGACGCTCTTCAGGAATTTGTAGGGGCTGTCAGTCTCTTGATCAATAAGAGACAGTTCAGGGTCGGTATCTTCGATTTGCACACCTGCTTCATCCATCAGTCGTAAGGCGTCCACAACAATAGGGTCTAATTCACCCTCCGCCTCTTGGCCGCCAGATGGCATCGGCTGGGCAACCGGAGGGGCACCAGGCGGAGGCGAAGGCTGACCTTGCAGTTCAGCGGCCTTGGCTCGCAGGGCATCTACCTGTTGCTGCGTCAATTCGATGTTCAATGCCTTCAAGCGATTAACCTCTTGCTGAACCGCTTTTTCAACCCTATCGCGCGTGATGTCGGCCAAACTCTGCTGTAATCGCCTGCCCACTTCGGTTTTCTCGATAATAGACTGGGCGATTTGCTGAATTTGGTCGGGCGTAAGACTTACCTGCGCTGACCCGCCTTCACCCTCTTGGGGAGGATTCACCGGCTGCCCCACCGGAACGGCCGGATTAGCGCTTTGAGTAGGCTCACCCGTCATCTAAGTACCTCCGTTTTCAAAGTACAGATTTACGGCTTTCGCCGCTTCTTTATTCATTCTAACATGTTCAGACATGTATTGCAATACTTTGTCAGACATCTTCAAATTAAAATCCACCTCCTCACTGCGTAAATGATTTCTTTACGGCCGAATTCAGCCATTTGTCGAACGAGCCCAATGGCTTTCCAAATAGCTCCCACAGGCGATGCAGTTCAGATAATGCGCCGTCTCCAAGCGGCTGGCCGCCCTGGAAGTAACCAAATAGCTGCGAGATCAGCGGATACGAGAATTGGCGCACCTCGCCAGCAGTCAGGTAATCGCGTTCGACAGGTGCGGTGTACTTCATGGCAGGAGCGGCATACCCGCCGCCTCCACCCCCGCCTCCACTTCCGCCAGCAGTAGTGGTCTTGGGTTCACCAAAGGCGGCGCGCTGCTCTTCAAACCAGGATGCAAGCTCTGGGTGTTCTGCCTCGTACTGCTTTTTCCAGTCCCAGTAAGCTTTCAATTGAGGGAAGCGAGCTAGGTAAGTGCGGCGGCGTGCGCCAGCGGGCAGGGAGTAATAGCCCTGCTGAATGGCGTACCAATTTGGAAACATTTGATCGCGCGTTTTCTGGAAAGTCGTGATGGCGCTGGCAATTTCGGGTGGATATAAATCCAGATTTGTTGTCGTTGGCGGCAGCAGTCCTGGAACTTTGGGTATCTTGCCACCCAGTAGTTGCGCCCAGGCCGCGAGCGACTGCACGTCAATTACGCTATAATCACGCGTCTCTTCATTCAAGAAAGCACTCTGGAATTGCTCGCCCAATTGCTTGGCAGCCTTGGCGCGGTTGACCTTGTCCAGCGCAAGGTAGCGATCCCAAACGATGGAGATCAGGTTTTGGCGCAGCCGTTCTTCAGGCGAGTCAAATAGCGCCAGGCGCGCCTTATATTCGGGATAGGTATTGAAGAATGTATCGAGCGCATTTGAATCGCCAGCTTCGGCTGCTTTTATCGCTTTATTGTATTCCTCTTGCAGGCCGCGTTGTCTTAACTCGCCAGACGGCAGCAGGCCACCCGGGAATAGACCAGCTATTACCGCCAGCGGCAGTTGCCCCAGGCTTGCGCCATGAGTGGCGGCAAAGATTGGAAGCGCGCCAGGAACGCGCAATGCCAGTTCCTGTTCGACACGCTGATAGGCAGCATCGAAGGCTGGCCCCTGCCGCTCGATCATGGCCTTGATCGCATCATTGGAGCTTATCTCGCCATCAGCAGCCATGTTGGACAATTGACGATCTATGTAATAATTGCCCAGCTCGCCGAATTCGGACAGTCCCACGCTCTTGCGCAATGTGCGCTCGGGAAGTGCCATCAAACCACCAATGGCTGCGCCCGGCACTTCCAGGGCAGTTCCTTTTGTGACGGCTTGCAGTGCCTGGCCAGTGCGCGTGGCTGGCAGAACGCTGATCTTCTCGGGTGTACCCTCAAAGATATTGGCGGCGGTGGTCATCCAGAATGAAGGTGAGATCATCATGCTCACGAAATCGAACGGATTTTTGATTTCGGCGTCAATCTCGGTGGCAGCCTGTTGCATGGCTTGATCCCAGATATTACCACTGTGGGTTTGCAGCGCCGTATCTGCCTCGGCTCGAGTAACGGTGCCGTCTTTTACCAGTTGATCCAGGATATATTCGGCGCGCTTTATTTGCTGATTTTGTTGATTGGCGTACATGTTGAGCGCCGATCCAAATTGATCAGGAGGGAATAGCTGACGGAACGGATCGAACCAGTATCCGCCGCCCATCCAGGACGGCGCGTATGGCATCGGCATTCTGATTTTGCCCTGCAATCTTGAGGGGATGCCTGTCAATTCAAGGCGGCGCTGCATGTCGCGGTAGCGGGCATAGAAAGCGAACCACTCCGGACGGTCAACCATGCGCAGCGCCCAGTTAACCATACTGCGCGTGGCCCAGAATTCGTAAGGAAAGAGGAGCTCCAATATATTGTCGAAGCCATAGCGCTGCGTGTAATTGAGCAGTGCCATATTACGTATCTGCTCGGCGTAATGGATGCCAGTTAACTTCGTAGATGCCAGATCGCTTTTTACATCCTGGGTGACATAACGATAAACTTCTGACCGCAAGTCATCAGGTAAGTCCTGGGCAAGATTTATCTTTGGTTTGCTCAGATCATCCAATACTCCCTGCTTCATCCCATCCAACATCGGGCGCATAACATCGCCATAGACCTCATCCAGCAATTTGCCTTCTGGAAGTGTAACTGGCAGCCCACCCATTGGCACTGGCCCAAACGCCGTTAATTCAGGCGGATCAGTGGGGTCGAACATCTTAAATGATTGAACCTTGCCGTCTTTGACAAAGACCCAGCTCTGCGGGTCTTTGGCGTCCAGACCCAACAGGTGGATCGAACCGTCGCGCGTAGGGATGGGGCGGCCAGGATTTTGCCCTTTTACGGCATAGGCTACGGTTTCGCCATTGACGTCATTTATCTTGGCGACAACCGTATAAGAGCCATATTGAAATGGCTCTACTGGTTCAATTGTATGTGGATATTTTGGAATAACCCCGTAAAGATACGGGACGTTTT